ACTAAATCTGATCGTAACACTTCTTTCCGGCGCTCAATAGACGAAGCAACACCAGAAGAGTGGGATATAGTCTCTAGGCCACATCACTACAACACAGGCAACGTGGAGTGCATTGAGGCGATACAAGAGTCTATGGATAAGCCAGAGTTCAAGGGCTACCTCAAAGGCAACATATTTAAGTACGTGTGGCGCTATGAGTACAAGAACGGCGTAGAGGATCTTCGGAAAGCAAAGTGGTATCTTGAGCGTCTGATAGAGGCTAACTTATGAAAGTAGTGGAGGGAAAGTTCGGTAAAGATAAAGAGGAGCCGATAAGCGCATCAGAGTTTTTGTCTCTCTTCGCAGTAAAAGCGATGCAGTACGAGGAAGAAGGCAAAGAAATTGACTGTGCAGTTATTATGTACGACAGAGGTGAGATGTTTGAGATAGCGTCGAGCAGACCGTACCCAGAAGGAGTACACTTCCTTCTATCAAAAGCCACAGCAGTGATACTGAGTGAAGACTAGGAGAACTAATGGACGCATACCAACAATACATACACAAGTCTCGTTACGCTAGGTACTTACCTACGGAGCAGCGCCGTGAGACTTGGGAAGAAACGGTTAACCGATACGTCAACTACTGGGTAGATCGTGCTGGTTTAGATGACTTCGAAGTGTCAGAGATATTCAAATCAATACATGACCTAGACGTCATGCCTTCGATGCGAGCACTGATGACAGCAGGCGAAGCACTCGACCGTGACAACGTAGCTGGATTCAACTGTAGCTACCTGCCCATAGATCACCCCAAAGCGTTTGATGAAATGATGTACGTGCTCATGTGCGGCACAGGCGTAGGCTTCAGTGTCGAGCGTCAGTACATTTCAAAACTACCAGAGATTGCGGAGCAGTTCCATGACACAGACAGTTGTATACACGTTTCGGACTCGAAGATTGGCTGGGCCAAAGCCTATAGGGAACTTATTGCCATGCTCTATAGTGGTCAGCTTCCAAAGTGGGACGTCTCTGGAGTACGACCTGCAGGTGCCACCCTCAGAACCTTTGGCGGCAGAGCGTCTGGGCCTGAACCTCTTGAGGATCTGTTCCGATTTACCGTTGAAGTCTTTCGGGGTGCTGCTGGACGAAGGCTTAGTTCCATCGAATGTCACGATCTCTGCTGTAAGATTGCACAGATCGTTGTCGTTGGCGGTGTCAGACGAAGTGCCCTCATCAGTCTGTCTAACCTTACAGATGATCGAATCAGACGATGCAAGTCAGGACAGTGGTGGGTAGACAATCCGCAACGTGGTCTTGCAAACAACAGTGCTTGCTACACAGAGAAGCCTGACTTCCCAGCCTTTTTAGATGAGTGGAAAAGTTTATATGAGTCCTACTCAGGAGAACGAGGAATGTTCAGCAGAGTTGCTAGTCAAAAGCAAGCTGCAAGAAATGAGCGACGAGATGCTACCTATGATTTTGGAACTAATCCGTGTTCAGAAATCATCCTCCGACCGTACCAGTTCTGTAATCTATCGGAAGTTGTTGTCAGGTCAACCGATAGTCTCGCAGACCTCAAACGAAAAGTACGTGTTTCGACTATCCTTGGAACTCTTCAGGCTACGCTGACAGACTTCCGGTACCTACGTAAGATATGGAAGACTAACACGGAAGAGGAGGCGTTACTCGGTGTGTCATTGACAGGGATTATGGATCACCCGCTGCTCTCAGGGAGAGAAGACAATGCGAAACTTAAGAAGTGGCTTACGGCGTTACGTGAGGAAGCTATCGCTACGAATAAAGTATGGTCTGATAGACTTGGGATTAATACTTCTGCTGCTATTACTGCTGTTAAGCCCTCCGGTACTGTCAGCCAGCTTGTGGATTCTGCTTCGGGAATTCATCCGAGATACGCCAAGCAGTACATTAGACGCGTGAGGGCTGACTCTCGTGACCCTCTGTGTAGCGTCCTAGAAGCCGCTGGAGTGCCCGTAGAGACCGATGTAACGTCACCCACTACCAAGGTATTCTCCTTCCCTATGAAGGCTCCTGACGGCGCTGTGACAGCCTCTGAGATGGGTGCTATGGAGCAACTAGAGCTATGGGAGATATATCAGGACTACTGGTGTGAGCACAAGCCTTCCATGACTTGCTACTACCGGGACAATGAGTTTCTTCAGGTGGGACAGTGGTTGTACAACAAGTTTGACAAGATCAGCGGTATCTCGTTCTTGCCTTACTCAGACCACACGTACCAACAGGCTCCTTATGAACCTATTGATATGGCTACGTACAAGAAACTAGTGAAGGACTTCCCGAAGGAAATATCGTGGGATATAGAAGAGGCCAGCGATATGACCGAGGGTAGTCAACAACTGGCCTGTACAGGTAACAACTGTGAGTTATAGCGTCACGACATGAAGATGATTGAGTAACCCTCAGACTTACCTACGTCCTCTGGCTTCTCTTTAGGGTCATAGGGCGTAGGTATTCCTTCCGCTTGCATCTTCTTGATACGATCCTTTGACTTCTGACACATCGTGTGGTACTCCATAGATGTGTAGTTTACTGTGTGGTCTTTATCTTTCTTCATCAATCATTTGTCCTGTTTCAATTAACACACCTGCTGCCATTAATTCAGCGCCTCTTTGTTTCTTTGCTTCTGCGGCTATCAACTCAGGAGAAGCCCCTGCTGTTACTATTTCTTGTAACAATTCTTTATTAAGAGGTCTTTCTGCTCTTCCTGTCGCTTTTTCATACTTACCAACTTCATCAGCTTTACCTAGCTGCTTCCTGTGTCTATAAACATTACCGTACATAGGGGGTGTTGCAGCGAGTAGTCTAGACTCTAAAAGCTGTTTTCCTGTTGCTCTTCCCCCACTAAGTTTTCCCGCTACCTTATCTAAGAGAGTTTCAAAAAAGTTATGCTCGTCCGACACAACAGTCATGTATTGACCTGACGGTTGTAGTTTTGTGATGTAGTTCACGCCCCCTTCGGTGATCGCGCTTCCTGTAAAAGACCCAGTAATCCAAATACCGTTTTTAGCTACATCTTCTGCGGTTGCGCTTTTAGAGTGGAATTTCCAATTAGCGTTTTTCTCAAGTTTCTGTAGCTTTTTATAAAGCTCTTCTGTAGTCAACGTACCGTCTGTCTTTTTTAAAATTTGATACATCGAAGATACATAACCGCCTTTAGATAAAGCGTCGTTAAAATGCCTTCCTGTGTTGTTGTTGTCAGGTGTTTTCATAAACAAGATAGGCTTTTGGTCAGACTCCTTAAATGATTTTCTTATACCTCTTTCAGGAGACTTCCAGACCGACCCAATATGTTCTTCAATAATGTTTAGTTCGTTATCAGAAATATTTATTTGTTTACCATCAACCGCCCCTTGCAAGCCCTGAGACCGTACAGTATCTCTGTACGCTCCGGGATAGTACGCCATATAATCCGATACCCCAGACGCTTTCATCACGTTATCCACAGCGGGAGCAACGTCCCCTACGCGCCCTGTTTGCTTTCCTATGTGGCTCATGTACTGGACTTGTGCAAAAGCCTTACGAAGTTCACCTTCAGCAAGTTCTCTTGCAACAATACCTTGACCAGAGATTCCTTGCTCTCTATATAACGCACGTTTCTCAGGGCTTACTAACATATCCGCAATGTTTTTAATTGCGTCCATGCTCCAACCCATGAAGCCTGTTGTTTTTTTACGGGCAGCGAGGGCTTGTTCTGGCGTAGATGGGCCTTTACCTACGGCTTGACCAGCTTTAGCGACCATTTCATCAAAAACATTAGTTGTTTTTTCCATAGGGCCGTACCAGTTAGGAATGTAGTTCGAAAGTGCTGCCGTAAACATCCCTCTGCCTGACTCCGGTAAAACCCGCTCAACAATTTCTTTACCTCCTTTTATAAACTTTCCTATTCCAGCTATCGGTATAAAATTAAGCGGGTCTGCCACCAAGTCTAGCGCAACATTTCCAGCAGCGTACACCTCTGGAGGAAGACCTTCCGAAGAAAACCACTCTGACTCATCCCCACTAACAGCTTCTTTTAGTTTTCTTTGGGGGTAGCTTAGAGCACCCATAGCATCACTAAAGAGAGAGTTCTCAGCCATTTTATTCCTCGTATTCTTTCTCTAGTTTAGCAGCAGCGGCTTCTAGTGCCACCCAAGCAGCTTCTTTTGACTTTAACAAAGAGGCTTTCTTTTTTGGGTCTTTTATTTTACTTAGGGCTTTACTTATTTCATTTTTTACGTCCCGTAGAGCATAAGCAACTTTTGCCCTACCCTTAGCTGGTATTTCAGCCTTCATAGCTCTCTTGAGCATTATTACAGGAGACGCTAAAACAGAATAACCTAAAGCAAGAGGTACGTTAAAAAGAAGGCTTCCTGCTCTTTCTCCTATTAAGTTTTCTAGTCCCAACTCTACTGCAAACCTTCCTAAACTTGTAGCAGCCTCTTGAGACGCTTTTATTCCTACGTTATCGTACACTGATAACACCCGAGACATTTTAGAAAAGATTTGTTCTGCTTCAGGAACACTATTAAAGATGCTTTTGTTTGCTGCGTTTCTAACTGCACGAGCTAAAAGAATGTTTGTGCTTGTTTTAGAAGTTCCTAAGTCCATTCCTAGTCGTTCCATATCAGAATCAAAAGCTCGCCTTGCCTGAATTATACCCTCTACAGAGTTACCTTGTTCTTCTACGTGAACCATGAACTGCGACACCAAATCTTTGATTTTTTTGTTAGTAGCTTTTGATGCTTCTCCAAATACCGCCGGATTACCAGAAATCATAGTACTAATTTCTGATCGTAAGTTTTGCCTAAGCAAGCTCATATCTACAGGTTTCTTCGCCCGTCTAGATATTTTAATTAAGGTGTCGTCTAATTTATCTAGATAAGAAATCATGTTGTTAAAGTTTGTTTGTACTGTTAAGTTACCTTTAACACCCGCCTTTCTTAGTTCGTCGAGCACGTTTAACTGGTCTTCGTTAGCTATTTGTTTTTGAGCGTCTAGTAACCCACGAGGGCCAGTCGTCATTTCGGCTTGTTCTAAGGTTTTCTTTCCTCCGGGCTTTGAGTAAGCTATGTTGTAAATGTCCTTATCAATCCCCTCCAAAGGCTGAACTTCGTTTCTTAGTCCTACCTTTTCAATCTTTAGTGGCTTAAGATCAGGGCTAAAATCCTTAATAATGTTTCTAGGAACTCCAAAATAAATATCAGCAAAGCCAGCCATGTTTGCAGCTTCATCAGGATACATTTTTGAAAAAGACTTCCAAGCCTCTTCCCCCTTAGACAGAGCCGCTATTGCTTTTTGTCCGTACTCAGTATTCAACATTTCTTTAAACTTTTGTTTTGCTGCTTCTTCCATATCATCAGGCAAAAGCATACCAAAAGCCTCTTCAGCACCTACAACAACAGCATTAGCCGCTGAATCTATAAGCATAGACACTGGATTACTGATGGTTTGAAGCAAGACAGATCCCGGAGTTGTTGTTCCTTCTGCAATTCTCTCAAAAGTGCCTGCTTGCCTTTGGACTGCTCTTTCATAAGGCTGTTGAAGTATTCTCTCAAAACCAGTTGATTCTTTTTCTACAGGGTCTACCGCTTCTAAGTTATCTCTAGCAACTTTTAGTTTTTCTCTTGCTGTTGATAAATTGTCTTTTGCTGATTTAATAGAAAACGCGCCAAGCTCTTTGGTAGGAGTTACTAGTCCTAACTGCTGTCTCTGCTCTTCTAGTTTTTTACGTGCTGATTCAACAGACATTTTTATTCCTCTATTTGAACAAAAGACTCTTTATTTCTGTCGTAAATAAATTCTTTACCATCGGGGGAAAAATAGTAAACTTCTCCACCTTCTTTTATGTAACCAGCTTCGATATAAACAGGCTCGTTAAAATCAATTACGTCAATGGGGTTTTCTCCAGACGCAATTCTTCTGGTAGCTACTAACTTAGATTCTATTTTATCTAGCAATTCTAGCTGTCTTTCTACTTGTAGCCCTGTGTTTAATTTTGCTAAGTTTCCTTGCAGTGCCGCAAATTCAATCTGTGTTACTTGTCCCAAGCCTGTGCCTCTAGAACCAAACTCAGCAGCAGCTTCTTTCATGCGGTTTATTTCGTCTAAAGCCTCACGACCAGCTATAGTAACATAGGTGCTTGTCATTAGCTCATGTGCTGCTGTTCCCGGAATAAGGGAAGCTCCAGCGCCTACAATGCCCCCGGCGGTTGATTGCGATGCTCTTAAAGTTTCTTTTGCCTCTCTAACCGTAGTTAGTGTGCTTGACGTAGTGCCTATCACAGACTCTCTTGAAGATATTTCTCTGTCCGTATCTCCTTCAACTTCAATTTCATTAACCAGCTCTGTGCCTTCAAAAACCAAAATCCTTTTATCTCCGTCTGTTTTAACAAAAGATACTTTTGGATCTGTTGGCGGTTCTGGCTTAAAACCACGCTCGTACAAGACTTCTCCGGTAGGAGAAACTAGCGCACCTCCGGCTGAAATACTAACAGGTTTTGCTTGATCCTGTTCCTTTAGTTGCGATTTAAGGTACTCTCTAGGATCTATAGCTTTAACTTCCAAAGCCTGTAAAGCATTAAAATCCTTTTTTTGTTCGGCCACCTGCACAGCCCTTCTGTAGATAGCGCCTTCTCTAGCTGATTCAGCTTTAGCTGTTGATTCCGCACCAGCCGCTTCTAACATAGCCATTTGTTGCTGTCTTTTTAGTTTTTCCTGTTCTTCTCTTGCCCTTCTAGGAGCAGAGCCAATAGCTGAACCCAGATCAAACAAACCTTGACCAAAAGACGGGTTAATCAACCCTTGAACTACTTGTTGTCCAAAACGTGCCATTAGCTATTCTCCTA